ATCCACGGATTTTGGGGTTGTACAAAGGCTTTAATTAATCACTTTTATATGTATATATGTAATTATATGAAGATTACTAAGCGATCATGGGCATTTTTTGCGATGGAGGGAAACGGCGAGATTAGGGTAGACACGGAGATCTGCCCCTACTGGAAAAGAAACTACACCAATATACACGAATATGCACGAACATACACTGGTCAGCGCCTCGTGGCGCTTGGTACGGCGCTGGAGCGACTTGAGGCCTCCCAGCTTGTGGTGAATTGGGAGTTTTGATTTGGTTATCAGGAATTAGGAAACAGGAGGAACATGATGGAAAAAAAGTATGAAGGTAGGGAACGGGTCAGGAATGGCCAGGCAACGATCTTCAGGGATCCGATCCAAAAGGCGGATAAGTTCGAGCATGAGGGTGGGAAGATCTTGAAGATCTACCGGGATGGGAAGCTGCTGTATAAGGTGGGGAAGCGATATGGCATCAAGCCCGGAATCACATCGTATGTGACCATCGTGCACCTGGAGGTGGATGCGAACCCAGGGCGGATGACACTGGAAGAGGCTGCGAGGGAAGGATTTAGAAGCCAGCTGCTGTTCAAGGCGGCGTTTGAGGGGGAGTATGGGGAGAATGCACTCTGGCGGCCTGCGTGGCGGGTGGTGTGTGAGCGTAAGGTGATTAAGGCTCGCAAACCCACATCACCGAGGTCTCCTGCCCTCGGCACCACTTGAGAAGAGGCTACGTTCGCTGAGGCGGGTTGGGCCCGCTTCAGCTTGGAGGATTTGATGGATTTTGTGGATGCGACCGGGTTGGAGAGTTTTGTCTATATGTTAGGGGTTGCTGCGATGATCATGTGGATTGTTGCGATCATCCTACTGATCATCTATGGGATAAAAAACTGGGATGGTGGGCCAAGATCTCGTGATCATGGCACTGCGCTGAAGGACCTTGATGGTCCTCAGCTTGAGGAGTAAATGAAAGAGAAGCGGGCGTATGTAGATGGGTTACGGACTGCCGAGCGGCTGAAGGTCTTTCTGATCCCCTACTGCAATCGGATTGAGATCGCTGGCAGCATCAGGCGAAGGTCTCCGATGGTGGGAGATATTGAGCTGGTTGCGATCCCGATGAAACGGATGAGGGCTACCCTGTTTGGTTCGTTTGAGGATGACCAGACCTACCTGGATGGATATCTAGATCAACATCCGGACCTTTTTACGCAGATGAAAAGAGGGAAACGGATGAAGCAGCTGCGGTTTGAGGGTTTCCAGGTGGACCTGTTCCTGGCGGAACCGGCGAGGTGGGGGGTGGTGTTTACGCTGCGGACGGGGAGCGCGGCTTTCAGCCAATGGCTGGTGAGTTCGAGGAACGAGGGCGGTGCCAGGCGGTTGGACCGGTATGTGAAGGACTGCCGGGTGTGGGAGATCGGACGGAAACCGCCGCTGGATACGCCTGAGGAAGTGGATGTGTTTGACGCCCTGGGCGTCCCCTGGGTGCCGGTGGAGATACGGCACATGGGGTACTGGGGTGTGGATATGGATGTGTGGGAACCGGAAAAGCGAGGGTGTTATGTGTGAAGTACGGGATAAGATGCTGGCTTTCATCATCGGATATAAGAAGCAGCATGATGGGAACTCGCCGACCTACCGTGAGATCATGCAGGCGACCGGGGTTTCATCGACGAGTACGGTCGCTTATCACCTGGAACGTCTCGAGGTGGCAGGGGTGATCGAACGGCCGCAGATGGTGGGGAATGCGAGGATCATCGAGGTGGTGGGTGGGAGGTGGGTGGGGCCCGAAAAGGGGACTTTGCAGCCCTGACGCTGCTTCAGCTTGTCGCAATGACAGATTGTGAAAAATGAGTATAGAAAATAAAGGAGTTTAGGATGAAAACGAAAGTTGATGTGAAGTGGCTGGTTGTTGTTTTGGTAGCGATGATCTGTTTGATGATGTTCCAGGAGGCAGCTGCTCAGGCTGGTGACCCTGAGACCGCGTACCCGATCGAGACGCCTGAGCCAACGCCAACGGGATGCCCCGAATGCGAGTTGAAGGGCATTGAGCCGATTTCGATTGGTTCAGAGATCGATGAGGTCCAGCCGGAGCCGATCTTCATCATCCGGTGGTTCCGGATCCTGGTGCGATGGGTCACCGGGCTGAGGAAGTAAGGGAAAAGGCAGGGTGATGAAGCCCTGGAAAGGAGGAGTGATGGCAGGGATGGAAGCTTACAAGGTGCTGGGATTTTTGTTCATGAGCAAGCGACGGCATTTCACGGACCCGGGGGTGTATGCGGATTGGATCAATTTCCGCTTATCAAAGATGGAAATGCGGGAAGAGCTTTATTTTGGGCAGCTGCCGGAGGGGTTGATCTTTGCAGGGCCGGACGGTGCAGTGGTCGTACAGGGGCGGTGCGGCAATTATAAGCAAAAGCTGGTGCCGTTGGGGGAGGTGGTGGATGGGATGTCGAGGTCCCATGATGTAGGGGGGTCGATGGGCGCCTTAATTGCGGATCACCTGGTTGAGCTGCGGGGGATCCTGAATATGGATCAAGTTCAGATGGCAGCGCATTTGGACGTTTCAACAATGACCGTGTGCCGGATCGAGAGCGGATTCAGGAATTTCATGCCTAAAACGGCGGAGAAACTGCTGCGATTGCTGCCGGTATATGAGAAGCGTTGTGTTTCTATAGAAACACACCAAAATGCTGTACAGAAAGGAATGCCAAAATGATATTTGACAGACACGCCTTCTGGCGTGATCCAGAAGCAAGCGATCAGCCTTCGGGCATCAAGAGAATTTGCAAACCGGAGTTTTATCTTCCATTGCATAGCGTAACGGCACTGATTGTTGGTGTCCTAGAGAAATATTTAAATAAAGAAGATTCAATATTAGAACTTGGCGCGGGTACAGGGCGCAACCTTGCAGGCTTGAAAGAGGCAGGGTTCACGAGGCTGGCAGGAATTGAGATAAACCCTGATGCGATACAGTTGGGGCGTTCAACCTTCCAGGCATTGGATGGTGTTGATATCCAATGCGACACAGTTGAAAATGTCATACTGAATATATCACACTATGATTGCATTTTCACACAGGGATTATTTCAGCATTTATCCCCGGACACAGACTGGGTACATTATGAAGTTGCAAGCCGAACAGATAAGCTAATTATGACCATTGAAAACGAGGTGCCAATCGGCATCCGTTCATGGAAGCGTAATTATAAAGATATATTTGAGGGGTTGGGTTGGAATGAGGTTGAAAGCAGATCAAACACTGGCTGTTACGGACACGCCAACACAACATTTGTAAGGGTGTTTAAGCAATGACATCTACTCATATCAGGTGTCGTGGCTGCGATTGCTGCTGGTATATGAGAAGTGTTGTGTTTCTATAGAAACACAACAAAATGCTGTACAGAAAGGAATGCCAAAATGACGATTGGAAATGCGAAACTTGATTTATTTCTTCCGAATCCATTTCAAACCCGTTTGTCTGAGGATCCGGAGCACATCCGCAACCTGGCTGCGTCCATCAAGCAGGAGGGGCTACTGCAAATCCCCCTGGGTCGATGGGCATCAAGATCTGCAGATTGCTCAGGGAACATTGAACTGGCTTTTGGCCACTCGCGCCTGGCAGCCTTCAAGCTGCTGGCTGAAAACGACGCTTCCTTCGATACGATGCCGGTGGCCATTCAACCCTTATCCGACGAGGAGATGTTCACCAGGGCGATCGCAGAGAACCACAGCCGCAAGGACCTCTCCCCGATTGAGACTGCCAGGGCGATGCTGACCTATCGGGACCATTTCGGCAAAACGTCCAAAGAGATCGGGGCGCTTTTTCATCTTTCACCGAGTGCGGTACGGAACAAGATCCGCCTGCTGGATCTACCGGAACCCGCTCAGGAGAAGATCGATCAGGGCGAGATCACAGAAGGGTCCGCCAGGTCCCTGCTTCAGCTGCAGCGGATCAATCCGGATCAGCTGGATGCGATTATCGAGAAGGCTTCTGAAAAGCAGCTTTCATCCGTAGATCTCGAACGTGAGACAACCGATGCTATTACCGAGAGCAGCACCACCTATACGCTGCATTAGCGTTGGCTGTCTGGTGAACCCAGGGCTGGCCGGAACCTCTGGCTGTTGAGCGAATGGACCCCGGCCATCATCTCTGGCCAGAAAGATTATTTTGAGGATATTCGTAAACCTCTGAAATCGGTTGAGGGGTTCAAGAACCTCAGCTACGAGGCTTTTTCTGAAATGCAGGATTTGCTCATTGAAGATCCGCTGGCCTGGGAACAAAAATATGCAGCAGAATATTCACCCCGAGACCTGGAAATCTTCCGGGTGATGGCTGGCCACCGGACAACTTGCTCCGCCTGTCCGCTGCACGTGGTCAAAAATGGCTATCACTACTGCGGCTTCAAGCCCTGCTGGGCCTGGCGCAAACGTCAATACGAGCACAAGATTTTATCTGAGAAGTCCAAAGAGATGGGGATCCCCATTTATGCCCGGTCCGATGGGAAATATGATCATCTTGGCAAATATGATGATTGGAACACGCTGAAGTATAAACCGGAAATTGAAAAATTTTTTGACCAATGGTTTGCGGAAAAATCGGATTGCCTCCGATTGAAGCTTCAATCCAGTCGAAATCCAAAGCATGCGTTCACGGAGGATGCAGCCATCGCGGTGGTTTGTGTTGGGGAGGATGCGCTTCAGAAGATCCAGGATATTGTTCAAAGCGAAAAGAAAGTTGAAGGATTGAGTGGCTGGGAAATCAGCCAAATAAAACAGGAAGCAGCTGATAAATTTATTGAAGTTGTCGTCGTACCTGTGTTTTCAGTCCTGTTTCAAGCTATCCCGGCGGGCTTCTTTGAGTGGATCTATGAAGAAGGCGAGGGTGATCAATCAAATTTGAATATATTCACAAATTGGGTCCTTGATCAACAACTTTCATGGAATGAAAAGAGGGAAGGGCCAACTGCTACGGCAGAATTTTTTGAAGAGGCAGCCGGGGTGATTGGTATCGATCTTCCCGGGGATTGGAATGAGAAAGCGGCACAATATGAACCGGTATTTGATGAGGTAGGGGAGGGATGATGAGAGCATCAGAATTAGTTAGGCTTTTGAGCGAATTAATTGACGATTACCACACCGATCCTTTGATTGAGATTGAAACAGACGCCAGGCGGGTAAATCATAGACTTGGACCCTATTGGGATATTGAAAGCGAGCCAGCACTTTTCCCACAGTTGAAACGAGATTATGATCGCAATATTGTGATCATTAGAAAATCAAAGGTTTGAAAGGAAAGATGCCATGAAAGAGAGACCAATTATATTTTCGGGCGAGATGGTGAAAGCTATCTTAGAGGGCAGAAAGATACAGACAAGACGAGTGGCAAAAATTCATCCTTTGAATTGGGCTACAAGATTTGCGCCATGTCCATATAAAGATGAACACTCTGATGTCATTGGAGAACCTGGCGAATGGTTGCAGATGACAGATGATGCCTATTCAATACGAGGACTTGGAAAATGCCCCTACGGTACTGTGGGTGACCAGTTATGGGTTCGAGAAACTTGGCGAATAGTTAGATGGGTTCCTGGTGAACCGTTCACTTTTCAATACAAGGCAGATATGAGTAAAGGGGATGGGCGCAGTTGCTTTGACTTTGAGGATAAGGCAGAAGAATGGGAAGAACGTCAATGGATAAGAATTTCAGAAGAACTCAATAAAAAGAATATTCCTTGCGATGAAGATGGCTATTACATTTTTAACAAAGGTGATGAATTGCCGATAGACTGGCGACCGTCAATCTTTATGCCAAAGTGGGCTTCAAGGATCACGCTTGAAATTACTGATGTTCGGGTAGAGAAATTGCAGGATATTAGCGATGAAGACATTGTTGCTGAAGGTACACCGGGAGCAGGTTTTTATCCTTTGAATATTGCTATGGCAATAACGGGTACGCACAATCAAGTTGATTGCGAAAATGAATTGAGAAGATTGGTGTTTATCGAATTGTGGGATTCTATCAATGCCAAGAGAAGTTATTCTTGGGAATCTAATCCCTGGGTTTGGGTGGTGAAGTTTGAGCGTGTAGAAGGCGAGGGCACATGAAAAAAACATTATGGTTCATATCAGGTGTCGTGGCTGGGGTTGCTGGTGGGGTGGTGGGGGTGGGAATCTACCAGATATTTGGCAAGCCTGTGATGCCGAAGGGGGTGTTGACAAGGGGTCTCTTCGATGAAGATGCTTTTGATAAGGCAACGGAAGAACTTCTGAAGAATGCGACGCTAAAAAGAGTGAAAGATGATGTGTTTGAGATTATTGTAGAGTTTCCAGAAGATGGTAGCCAACCGAAGGGCACTGTTGAGAGACTAGATCGTTCGGTTGGCGGGGAGTATGATGGGCCGCCTGTGGTAGAAAATGACATACGGGAAATATTTATCCCTGAGGATTCGCTGGATGATATGGGTAAGACGCAGCCGATAAGGATAAAAGATGAAACTTAAACGAATAGCACTTGTGGTTCTCATTATTCTGTTCTCAATCATGGGCATAATTGCCTTCTATTGGGTGATCACACAAGGCGGAGGGTACACCTCCGCACTATGGTAAAGGAATGAGTGATGAACTACAAAGCACTTAATCCATACACTGGGTCTCGCAGGAAGAATGTTGACGATCTTATTGAAAATGGTGAAATTGGTGATTTTTGTTTTACACAAGACAGCGAAAAAGACCTTGTCCTGTGGTTAAAGTATCCACCAGGCCAAAGGAATGAGGATTTCCCTAATGTGGTTCCGCTTCCGCTTGTATCTCTGATGGGAGAACCTTGCTGGGATTTCGATGGCAATATGGAGTCACCCACCTTGAGCCCATCAATACTAATTCAAGGTTCTTGGCACGGTTATCTACGCGAGGGAAAATTGATAGCGGTTATGCAAAGTGAGGATCAAGATGGTTGAGTTGAAAATTGTGGAGAATGGGATGAGCGAGCAGGGGTGGCGGCGGGTGCATTTTATGAGCGGTGATGAGGCGATCGTGAAAGGTGAGAAGGAGCACATGCAGGCTGCCATCCCCTGGGAAAGTGCAAAGTGGACGCAAGCGATGACTTACGAGGAGGCGGGGATCTGGCACTGCAAGCTGTTCTGGCCGGTGCGGGGGGGGTTGGTGAAAGTCCAGGGATTGGAGCGCAACCCCATTACGGCTTTGCCTTCAGGTGCTTCGGAACCCAATAGGGTTCCTCGTGACGCTAACATAGTGCTGTGGGTGCTGGTGGGGTTGGATGACCAGGTGGCGGAGGGGGTGGAGATTGCAGCGTGGCGGTATTTTGCGTTGTTTGATGAATGGCCGGATACTGCCTGGGTGGGGTCTGAGGTAGAGATGGGTGCATTGAATGCGCCTTATCTTGAGGTGGAGGGGAAAAAGGTGAAGCTCATTCAGGCGGGGTGGATGCCGAGGATGGGGGTGGGTGTGGGAATTTGCGAAGGGAAGGGCTGATGGAAAAATTATTAGAAAATTATGCTTATATCGAGGTTACTACAACTGTGGATTTCTCGAATGGTGAAAAGAGCTATAGTTATCGATGGATAGGCAAGGATCATGTAGAAATAGTCATTTCTGATGAATTCCTTGAGCAGATAGGTGTTCAGGTTGAATGCAAAATTGGATCAAAATTCTCATTAGGTGACTATCCCCTGATGATAATAGATACGTTGCCTTACTACAATGAAATTTGGTGCATTCGAACAGATGTAGTTTATGGCTTGGTGGGATTGTATTATGTCATTTTAGATAAAGTTAAACATTTACGAGTTCTATGGCGTAAGCTACTTAATAAATTGGGCATTATAAACGTTTTGTTTGGTGAGAGGTGGTTTTAATGGATGAGATGCGAATATGGACGTGTGAGAACGGGCATGTTTTGGGGCTGGTGAGCCGGAACGGGCGGGGGATCACCCGGCTGATGATCTACCGTCAGGCTGTTGATCACCAGGCGGATGAGCCGGTGGCACCTGAGGTGATGGGGATCGTCGAGGGGACGGTGCTGGATATCCGGTGTTCTGTGTGCGGATGCGTGCGGACGTGGTTCCCGTCCCAGGAGGCGCTGGATAAACTACTGGCGCGGGTGGGGAAGCAGAAAGGCGAGATTGCTGTTGAAAAGATTACCTGACCGTGTTATAATAGAACGGGCGTTCTAATAAAAGGATGGGATTATGATGAATAGTACATTATATTCTCCGGAGTATATCCGTGAGATGGCGATGGGGGGGTTTGAGAGAGCAATCCAAGGTTTGAAGGCACACGGGGGTGAGGTTGAGGAGCTTGCGGAGGTGGTTGATGCCGCTTTTCTGCTGTGGCAGCTGGCAGGGGAGGAAAGCGGGATCGCCCAACAGACGATCGGCGAGTATTTGCCGGTGGTGGTTAATTTTATTCATGGAAGTCAAATGGAGGGATAGGTTTGAGGGGCGCATTGATGGCTTTAGCCGACCTTTCATAAGGTCGGCACTTCACAGATATGGCTTATTGCACCGAAATCTCCTGATTTTGGTGCTTCGACGGGCGCATTGACTGCGCCTCGTCTCGAACAGGCTGTCGATGGACGCGGGAGTCCCCGTACTGTAAGATAAAGGTGCAGGTCCGATGCAGTTCGGACCACGACAGGAGTTGAGCGCCCTGTCACCGGAGGTTTTTCGGTTACCGGTGATGGGGTGTTTTGTGTTTAAGCCAGCGCCTCATGGCGCTTGGCACTTCGCTGACGGGGCTTGATGCCCCTCAGCTCGAGAGGGGTTCGTTCCTCGCAATGACAAATTAGCTTGGCAGACCTCTCCTGAGGTCGACACATCGCTGATGCGGCTTGAGGCCGCTTCAGCTTGGAGGCAAAAATGGATTTTATGAAATTGGTTGAGCAGCTTTTGGCTTTGGGTGGTTTTGCTGCGATCGTGGCGATCGTGGTCAACGTGCTGAAGGCGGTTGGCGTGGTGAAGGATGGGACAGGGGGTACCTGGGCGGCAGGTTTCAACCTGGTTGGGTTGATCGCCCTGTATGGGCTGCAGATCTTCGCCCCAGAGTTGGGCACGGGTGCGGTGGATGTGCATCTGGCGCAAGTAGCTGAGATTTTGTCCCTGATATTTTCTTATGTGATCCAGAACTGGGTCAGCCAGGGTACACACAAGGTTTTGTCGAAGGGAAATGTGCCCCTGATCGGGACAAGTTTCACCGCAAAAGAACCGTTTTAACTATTAATGGATTTTGTAGAGGTTGCCCAAATATTAACAACGCTGGGGGCGGGCGGTGTTCTTGGCATGGTGGTCAAAGCCTGGATCGATAAACCCAAACGGGCCGCTGAGGTGAAAAAGGCACGCATCGAGGCGCAGCAGGCTGAGAAGCTGGGAGAAGCAAAAATTACGGATCTGTTTGCAGCAACAGCCGGAAAGCTGGTTGAAGCGCAGAATTTGCAGATCAACGAGCTGCAGAAAGATTTTGCCGGGTTGAAGGCTGATAATGCTGGTTTGATCTGTGAGATTGGCCGACTGGAAGGAAAAATTGACGCGCTTGAGGATCAGGTGGCACTGAAAAACGATGAGGCTGTGGCAATGCAAAAAGAGATCCGGGCATTACGGCGAAGATTAGAGGCCAAGGACCAGGAGATGATGAACCTGGAAGCGGAGAATACACAGCTTCGAGAGCGGATTTCTGAGCTTGAGCGGAAGCTGGAGAAGTTGGTTGGTAAGAATGGATCCTAATGGGTGAGTATTTGCACCCACGACTCATGTCGTGGGCGCTTCGCTGATGCGCTTGGAAGCGCTTCAGCTCGTGACCTTAAATGATTAAAAAGAGTGACCTGGGAAATTTAGAGCAGCTGGCATTGGAGCTGGACCTGCCGGAACCGGTTGAGAGCGCCGGGTTGGATCCGGAGGAAGTTCAGCGCGTGAGCATGGCTGCGATGCAGGCGCTGGAAGAGGGACAGGCACGCCTGTCCCCTACGGATAGCGGGTGGTTTAGCGACTACCTAAATTTAAAATCGATGGGGTACTCCTGGCGGGTGGCAGCGTATATCGCCTGGGAGGCAAGCCCAAAGATCAACCGGTGGCCAGCGACGATCACTGATCTGGCGAAGCAGGTGCTGGGGCTGCGAAGTCCACGGGTGATCTATACCTGGCGGAAGAAGAACGCCACGCTCGATGAGGTGATCTCGGTGATGCAGACCGCCCCGCTGTATGAACACCGGCGGGATGTGATCGAGGCGTTGATCACTGTTGCTGCGGATCCAGATTATAAGGCCCATAAGGACCGGAAATTATTCTTTGAAATGATCGGGGATTACACGCCCAGGAAGCAAGTGGACGTGAGCGATCAACGGGCGAAACCGAATGATCTGAGCCAGATGAGCGATGAGGAATTAAGGAAGCGAGTGGAGGTGCTTAAGTCTGACGATCAGGGGCCAGGTTCTCAGCTTGAGATTGCTTCGCAGGCTCGCAATGACAAAGATGGAGGTGCTCCTAGTGCCTGAAACTTTGACTGCGATTGATCCGAGGGCGGCACAGGTTGAGCTGTTGTCGCGAGAGATGGCCAGGCGGCACCTGGTGGCGTTCTCCGAGTACGTCAGCCCGTGGTATCACGGTTACCGGCATCATAACCTGGTTGGGGAATACCTTGAACAGGTGGCGCTTTACATCCGAACCCGAGGGAAAGAGGGGATCGGACGCTTGATGATCTTTATGCCGCCACGACACGGGAAAACGGAGCAGTGCTCCAGGCAGTTCCCGGCGTGGCTGTTGGGCCAGATGCCTGATACCCGAATCATCCTGACCTCGTATAACGGCGATCGAGCCAACTCGAACAGCCGGGCAGCACGTGACCTGGTTTTGGATGAGCGGTTCGCTGCGGTTTTTGGTCAACGGTCCAGTGTGGAAGCACCGGTGCGGATGTCGGAAGACAGCCGGAGTGTGACGGCCTGGGACCTGGCAACACCCCACCGCGGCGGCGTTGTTTCGGCTGGTGTGGGTGGTGGAATCACCGGCACCGGCGCACATTTACTGGTGGTGGATGACCCCCTACGAGGGCGGGAGGAAGCGGAGAGTGCTTCTCAACGAGAACGGAGTTGGGATTGGTGGACATCAACTGCTTATACACGCCTGGAGGATGGCGGGGCGGTGGTGATCATTATGACACGGTGGCACCCGGATGACCTGGCAGGCCGGTTGCTGCAAGCGATGGCGAGCGATCCGGAAGCAGACCAGTACGTGGTGGTGAATTTGCCAGCAATCTGGGAAGTACCGAAGAACCTCGGGACCAATGCAAATAATGAGATTGCTTCGCAAGCTCGCAATGACAAAAATGTTAAACCTTTTGAGGATTACCACCGGGACATGCTGCTGAACGGTGTGTGGACGGATGACGCTGATCAACTGGACCGCAACGGCGGCGAGGCATTGTGGCCGGAGAAATATTCTGTGGCGGATCTGGGGCGGATCCAGATCAACGTGGGCGTGCATGACTGGCTGTCGCTGTATCAGCAAAGCCCGGTGCAGCGGGAAGGGGCGATGTTCAAGCCGGAGTGGTTTGATGTGGTGGACCAGGCCCCGGATAACGTGGTTTCACGGGTGCGGTACTGGGATAAGGCTGGGACGGATGACGGCGGGGACTATACCGCCGGGGTGCTGGTCGGACGGGCACCCAATGGGCATTATTTTATTGAGGATGTTGTGCGGGAGCAGTTGAGCTCGTTCAAGCGCAACCAGAAGATGAAGACTATTCTCGATGGTGATCTGCTGAGGGTTG